CGGTCCAGTCGGCGGCCCTGGTAGCCGTCTCCGCGGCTGTCCAGACGGCGGCCCAGGCGGCATTCCTGGTGACGCCCCGGGCAGAATTCCAGGCAGCGTCCTGAGCAGCGATCCTGGCGGCAGCCAGCTCTTGAGGTGTGGCGCCGCCGAGCGCGTAACGCTCTGCAACATCGCATGCCATAACACTACGTGGATCGGGATTGTCTATTAGCCGCAAAGCCTGTCGCGCACACCACACTGCGAACAGCCGCAGTGTGCGGTCATCGATACATCCTTTGCGGCAGGCCAGCCAAAGCCGGTCTTCTACCGGACAAGCATCAATTTTGAGAATGTCTAACATAGTGCCCGCCCAGCTTTCGGGTATAAACCCGCCGGGATGGACCATATCGCCGTCCTCGTCTATACCAGTTACTGGGTCATAACACGGGAAAAGATCGCGAACATCGTTCGCTGTGAATATTTTAAGTTTCATTGCGCAGTTCTTAAATTAATCTCGCCCCGCCGGGTGCTATGTCAAACGAGACCTTTCCCGGCGGGGCTGAGCAACTAATCTTCGCCAGCCTCAAGCATTTCAATCAAATGCTTGAGCTGCTCTTCCCTGGCAGCCGCTCTGGCGGTTCTGGCGCCGGTCCAGCCAGCGGTCCAGGGAGCGGGCCTGGCGGCGTTCCAGGCGGCGACTCTTACGGTCCTGGCGGCCGCCTCTACAGCTGCCTCTGCGGCGCTCCTGGCGGCGGACCAGGCGGCCTTTACGGCGGTCCTGGCGGCTGCATCTGCGGCGGCCCTGGCGGCCCATGTGGAGTCCCAGGCGGCATTCCTGCCGGCGTCCCGGGCGGCCGCCAGCTCCTGCGATGTGGCTGCGCCGAGCGCAAAACGTTCGGCCACATCGCACGCCATAACGCTGCGCGGATCGGGGTTGTCTATTAGCCGCAAAGCTTGTCGTGCACACCACACCGCGAACAGCCGCAGTGTGGTGTCGTCGATCCATTCATCGCGGAGGACCAGCCAAAGCCGGTCATCTGCTGGACAGGCATCGATTTTGAGCACGTCAAGCGCGGTGCCCGTCCAGCCCTCGGGCACAAAGCCACCCGGGTGGATTACATTACCATCGTCATCCATCCCGGTGACTGGATCATAGCACGGGCGGAGCTTACGGATGTCATCCACAGAAAATGTTTTTAGTTCCATTGCGACGCCTCCTAAAAAACGTGCAGGTGACAGGTGCAATAAAAAGCGCTCCAATCACCACATAAAACGGTATGCTCACCACGTTCTAACTTGTGACCGTGACTGCTCTCCCCGCTAAAGCGGGGAGCTTCTAGGGATTGAACCCACGGACGCCAGCCCACGTCCGAGCAGATATAGGGGGGACTGGTAACACAAACTTGCACCGACTTGTCCGCCAGCGGTATATTGAGTGCATTAGCGTTCAGCAGCAGACTATTCGCCATTCACAGCCGTCCTTCTCGTCTCGCCCACATTGCCCGTAAAATCTTCTTCGGCGGGTGGCCGATGTGCCATCGCCCGCAGAACCGGCATTTATACGCGTGGATCGCATCGCCTGTGCGCCAGCCGGCCTTGCGGCTGGCGGCGATTGCGTCACTCAGCGATCCGTACTGCTGTTTACCTTCGCAGGACTTGCGCCTGATGTTTCGCTTGCTCGCCATAGAAATTGCGCCAGGGGACACCGGGCTTTAGCCCGGTGGGGAATGGCGCTTGCCTCCTTTCTGTGGTATAATCAAAGTGTCTAGGCAACATGGTGCTCCGGTTTTTTTGTTTAGCGTGCGCCCCTGTCGGCACGTGTTGCCTAGACACCAACACCGGACTTGCCGACAGGGGCGCTCCTTTTTGAGCGTATGCTGAAGACCTACCGTTATCGCCTTTATCCGACCGAGAAACAGCAGGAGACCCTCAGCGAAATCCTGTGGGTTGCCTGTTGGCTTTACAACCGCGCGTTGGAGTACAGGCGTAAGCGGTGGAACGAAAGCCGTAAATCTGTCACTTACAACGAACAGGCCGCTATGTGGCGGGATTGGCGTAATGAAGAGCCGGACGAAAATCCTTTGCGCCTGCTCAACATGAGTGCGGGTCAGCAGGTACTTCGCCGCCTGGACAGCGCCTACCGCCAATTCCTGAAAGGCAAACGGGGTAAGCCGCGTTTTCAGAAGCCTTCCCGCTTCAATTCGGTGAACTACAAGCCGGGTGACGGAGCAACCGTGAAGGCGAACCGGCTGTACGTTCAGAACGTCGGGCTTATCAAGGTACGTTGGCATAGAGCGCTGCCGGAAGGAAAGATCAAAAACATTATTGTCTTTCGAAAACCTTCCGGCTGGTACGTTCTGTTTCAGGTTGAACTTCCAGAAAAGCCGGTAGAGAAATCCGCCAACCCACCCGTTGGGGTGGATATGGGCATCTCTCATGCCCTCGCCATTTCGGATGGAACGTTCTTTGACAGCCCGAAATACTTGCATGCGTCGCTCCGCAAGCTGCGGGTATTGCAACGCTCCCTGTCCCGTAAAAAGAAGGGCGGTAAGAATTGGCGTAAAACCGCCCGACAGATCGCCCGCCTGCACGAACACATCGCCAACCAGCGCCGGGATTGGTGGCACAAAACCACCCGAAAACTGGTTGACACCTACGGCACAATTGTGCTGGAAGATTTGTCGCTCAACTTCATGCTTCAAAACGGTCATCTCTCCCGCGCCGCGCATGACATCGGTTTGGGGATGTTCCAAAATTTGCTCACATACAAGGCGATCGGGGCCGGATGTGAAGTGATTTTGGTCAACCCCAAAAACACCAGTCAGGCGTGTTCCAGTTGCGGGAGTATCGTTTTGAAGGACTTGAGCGTTCGTACTCATGTTTGCCCTTACTGCGGTTTGGTACTCGATAGAGATGTCAACGCTGCTTTAAACATTCTTGCGCGAGGACTTCGCGCTAGGGCGTTAACGTGTCCCGTTGGGGAGTGCGTTGCCCTAGAAGCTCCCCCGCTTTAGCGGGGAGAGTAGGTCACTGTTGGCCTCACTTTCACACCGCAGGCAGGCCAGTTTTGCGCCTTTGGCCTTGTGGCGGTACTGGTGATCGGTTGCTTCGTGGCACTTCGAGCACCACGTCGGGAACACGTCGCCGTCACGAGTGACTGCTCTCCCCGCTAAAGCGGGGCGTCCTCTGCGCCAACATCTATAGTCTCAGACTGGCGGCCGGCCCACATAAATTCGGCGTGATGCTTGATCTCGTTCAGTCGTTTTGCGTCCATTATCGTCATCACCTTGTTTCCCTTTGGCCCGGGGGTTGAGCCCACCCCCGGGCCACTTGGAGAAGTGGCGGGCGCTGCACCCCAGGCTGCTGCCCGCCACGGTACCGATCTATCGGTTATTGCGAATCGACACGGTTGGCGGGCCTTCTTTGCGGAACGCCAGCAGCTCGGGCCGGGCCTTGGCGAAACCGTCGAGCGCCTTCGTGTCCCAGGACACGCGGCCTCTCATCCATACCGCCTGCAGGTTGCTGGCCTTGACGGTTGCGCCGTGTTCGAGCACGGCCGCCTTGATCTCGGCCTCCAGGCTGGCGATGCCGGACTGTGCTGCTTCGAGAGCCGGTGCGTATTCGGTTTCGAGCGCATCCAGCTCTGCCTGAACCTCAGCCGGGACGATCTGCCGGCGCTTCTCTTCCATGTCCATGCGCAGCAGGTCGAGCTGCGCGCGCAGGTCATCCAGCCTGTCAAGCATGGCTACGATTTCTTCGGTCATCGTCATCATCCTTTCGGGGGCGTTGGAGCGGGCCATGTGCAGACCCGCCCCGTATTCCCCCGCTTGTCGCCGGTCCTGCCGGCGCAAACGCTAGAACGGAACGTCCTCAGCCGGGTATTCCATGTTCCAGGCGGGGTCAAAGTTGTCAGGGCCGGCGGGCTGGGTCTCAGCGTCGATCTTCCATGCCGCGAGCCAGTCAACCGCCTGGTCCTGCAGGTCAGACATCACAGCAGCGACCTCGTGGCCCACAAACAGGCTGGCCAGCAGCTCCTCCGTCATGCGCTCAGGGATGTAAGCGGTGATCGGTGTGATCGGGCTCTGCGCA